ACAGGTCTCCTTGCGTGCCGATTCCGGCCTCCTCTCTGTACTGCTGCAAACGTGCTTTGCACTCTTCAATGCCGGCATGAGTAAGGTTGTCAAACGTGTCCCGAACGTCGGAATCCCAGCCGTGCACAAGGGTTATAATAGGCTGGACTTTGTATGTCAATCGCTCGTAATTCACAGAGCATTTGGCATAGCACTTTACATCTGTGCTATCGACATTGACATAGTCTTCGAACTTGAATGTTTCTTTTTCACAGGTCATTTTCAACCCGGATGAATTTTTGGATGAAGATTTCTTTGGCATAACTCGATGCTTTTATTGGTGAAAAATTTATGTGCGTTGCTTGTTGATCCAGTCCAGGACGGCAAGGCGCTTGCCGCTGACTGACATTTTGTTTTTGAACGCTTCGCTGTAGGCGCCCTTCCGGGCGTCTTCGATTTCAGCAGTCAGTTCCTTGCGCCGGTACGGCGTTGCGCCATCCATATCCCGGTGCGTCTCCCTGACCACGGCGTCAAACCGGCGTTGAAACATGGCTTTTTTCTCTTCGTCGGTCAAAACCAGTTCACCGCGCCGGGTCAAAAATTCGTAGTCGTAGGCAGTACAGTTATCAATCGTCGGCTCGTGGAGTAGTTTCAAAAATTTGATCCGATTCTGTTCCCATGCTTCCATATCGTGTTGCCGTTGGCGCTCTTCGCCGGATTGTAATGCAGCGGACGCGTTTTCAACGGTCCGAAAATGCCGCACGGCTTCACCTCGATACTCCTTGTAAGCCGCCAGTACTTCACCCAACATGCCCACGGTGAAAGTGCCGAAGTAGGCCCGGAGCGTTACACCCTCAAATTCACCGGCAGCAGCCAGGCGGAAAGCGAGGCGGATCTCGCCGATGTTCAAAAAACCAAACTGATCAATCACAAATTCTGCCGCTTCGTCAAAAACCAAATCCTTTGTATTCGGGCACCCGGTGTACTGCTTCGCACAGCCTTCCAGTTCGGCCACCAAGGCCAACATGAACATTTCGGTATCTTCGGCTACACCCGCCCGGATCGTTACACCCGATACGCTTTTCGCTACACACTCCGAAACCTCATTGCTGATTCCTGCCTTGCTGCTTACTACGGAAACGAGCGGCGAGGATGCCGGCGCGTTCAACGAGGTTATCCCGGTCGAGGAGGGGTTGGACGGATGGGCCAGCGGAAGAATTGTTTGTATTGCTTGCATGGCTTGGTGAAGATTGAAGGGTGACAAGTTTCTGTTTGCGGCGGTCATCGGAGATTATTTGAGCGGCGAAGGCGAGCCAGTCAGGTTTTGTGCAGGATGGGTGTTGCGCACTCCAATCGCGGCAGCGGCCGCGGTAGTAGTCCGCATCAGCATCCACTGTTTCGGGTGCGTACTGGTGTAGCGCCTGGGCAAAAGCGCCGGTCGTGGAGTTGTGCCAGATCGATTCTGCAAATGTGGTAGCGGTGGGAACGGGCTTCGGTGCTGGCTCGGGACGTGCAGGAGGCGTGGGAGGCGTGGGAACCGTGGGGGGGCGCGCCGGAATTGGGGGGGCTTTTTCTTTTTTTTCCTTTTCGAAGTCAAGTTGATTTTCGCGCGCGCCGCCACTACTACTTGTAGTATTATCTTTAATATTAACTGTATTATTATGGTTGCGCTTTTCGTCAATAGGTCTTGCGCTTTTCCGCAATAGGGTCTTGCGCTTTTCGTCAATACCTCTTGCGCTTTTCCGCAATAGGGGTACGGAATCGTTAATATAAATAAGACGCTGATTTCCAGCGGATTTATCGACCTGTGTCCGGATAAACCCTTTCGATTCAAGTTGTGAAATCCAGCGCGAAACCGTGAAGTCGGAGACATTGTAAAGCCGTGCAAAGTGCGAATTGCTTGCCCAGCAATATCCGCGTTCGTTCGACAGCGCAGTTATCTCGCCATACAGCAGTTTTGCTGTAGGAATCAAATCCTCGCAGTAGCGGACCGTTGCGGGTATGATTGCATAAAAATTAGGTGATTCCATGAGAGAATAAACTTCAACGGTACGACGGTTCGGGTTCGGCGGGCTGCTGATTCCGGCCAACCAAGTGCCCGATCAACAGGAAGGTTATCATGGCTATTTTTGGATCCCACGCAATGAAATCCATAATAACTCGGCAAAGGCAATCGAGAAAATCAGTGACAAAATCCATGATGGATGAGTTTTACTTGTGAGAATTGACAGGTTTTCTGAAGCAGTTTAGTATTTCCCACCGCTCGTGCCGCGCCCTAATCGTCTCGGCGTCGATGGCTAAAAAAATTGCAAAACCGATTTATAGCGGTTGCATCCTCCCCGCTGCCCCTGGGCGTAGCAAACACCCCCGAAATATTGGAGGCCCGGTTGGGCCTGCCTTTGTCGTAAGCATCCGCCAAAGCCGCCAGCGGATCTATTGCCGCTTCACGGCTGATGAATTTGCCGGGCTCCACCTCAATGAAGTCGCCGGCAGCAACGTGCTGCTCGAAGTTGGAAACCTCCTGTTCGTGGAGCGGGACCGGTGAGCCAAAAAGGTCAGTGAGGGAATTGAAAGCGCCCATGATGCTTTGGATTTAAGCGGCTTGTTCAGCCGCAATGAATTGATCGATTTTTGCAGGAGTGACAGCCCCGTCAGGAAACAAAGCCCTTAATCCGGCCTCATGGATAAGGCTGGACAAGTAAGCCAGTTTCTCGGCCGGTGGCTTTTGCATTATTTTCAATGAAATTTCATCGCAAATTTCCTGCCGCACAATAGGCAACCCGTGCTGAATAGCACGGAAAGCGATGCGGGCAGCGAAAGAGGGCTTACCTGTCTTTTCCGATTCCAGCGCAGCCAATTGATCCAGGATCATTTTGGTATCGTCATCAAGCCGCACATTGAAAGGATCGCGCGATTTTTTTTGCTTTGCCATTTTGCACATTGAATTTGAATGCTACTTTTGTTTAATAGCGTCACAAACGTAGTGCGTTTTCAATGAAAATGCAATGAAATATCAGTGAAATATTTTTTCACATTTTTTTCAACATGGAAAGCCTGGAAACAATCATAGCCTCGCTTCGCGCACAAGGCATAAGTGTGAAAAACATCTATGACCAATAAGTAGGGCGCGTCCCTTCGGCTTCCGGCCATGCTTCGCCGGTTCGCTGCGCTCCCGTCTTGCACCGCCGTTCGCCTCGGGTCGGGCTGCTACGGGCTTCGCTTCGCTCCGGCCACGCCTCCATACTTCCGGCGCGTCTTCCCCTTCGCATCCCTCGCGCAATGCCGCCCTCGGTCGTGCCAGCCTTCGCCGTCCGCTTCGCGCTTCCGCCCGGCTTCCGCTCCTTCGTCGCTACGCCCTGGGCGGCCGCGCTTCGCTCCCGTCTCGCCCCGCACTCCTGCCAACGCGCATCTTGCCAACGCGCAGCAGTACCACACTTTCAGGCGCAGGCCCAAAAAGGGGCCATCGCCTTCAGTGCCGTCCTGCTTTCACCCACGCGCGCAGCGGCGCTGACGCCGTAACAGTTTAACCAGATCGTTGCCAGAAGAATAAAGGCGGTGGTACGTTTGGCCATTCCATTTTTCACAAAAACTACCATCATGATGAAATTTGTAGCCTTTTGCCTCGCAATTATCTGTATCAGCACATTCCTGCCCAAGCAAGAAGATGTTTGTGGCCTGCCAGCGCCAACCAACAATGGATCCACTCACAACGGGTCGTCTCTGTCATGCGCCTGGACAAGCGTCAGCGGCGCCGTTTCCTATAAAATCCGGGTCTTCGATCTGGATAATGGAAGTGAACTTGTATACAGCAACGATGCTGTTTCAGGGACATCGCAGAATGTTTCCGGGACAAACGCAGGCCACGACTACCGCGTCCAAATTGCCGCCAACTGTACAGGTCCGGAGCCATCTACCAATATCATCGTGGTGGATCTGCTCGGCGTAAAACCGTAATCACCGGCGCAGTACGCGCAAGTAAAGGCCAACGCAAAAGCCCCAGCCCACGGCCAACGCTCTTCCAGCGGTGTGCTCTGCTACGGCCAAAAAAGGCTTAACGCCCCGCAGCAATCCCACCCTCCAAGGCCACCCGCCCACAGCCAACGCGCAAGCAGCGCCCCCCGGCCACCCGCACGCGCCCGCCCCGCTACCCGCACTCATCCGCAGCAGGGCGGGGCCCGCGAGCAAACGGTTTTTTGGGTGTGGGGGGCCGCTGCCTCTTCCCTCCCCTCCCCTCCGCTGCTTCCTGTGCGCTTCGCGCTCGTGCTTTCCGGCATCGTGCCGGCCGTATCGCGGGCTTCTGCGCGGCCTGCGAGCATCGCGTTTTTAAGTGAGTTATCCACATTTTCGAGCCGGTTTTGTGCGGTTTTTCTGGCTTTTTGTTGGTCTTTTTCTGTGGTTTTTGTCTCTTTTCTGGTCTTTTTGGCTTATTTTAGTAGCGTTTCCGGCTGCTTCCCCGGCTGCGCTTCGTTATGGTTTCAGGTTTTCAGGTATCCTCTTTTCGGTCTTTCGGGTTTGGCGGCAGTCGCGCCGGGCAGCCGGGTTGTCTGGCAGCCTGCGCGGCTTTCTGTAGTCGGGTGCCGTCCGGCGCTCCGGTTTTTGTATCGTGTGCGGGTGGGGCTTCCGCCCAGGTACGCGCATCTTTTCCGGGTGCACAGGTTTTCCGGGCTTCCGAGTTTTCCGGGCTGGGTTCTGCCGCCTTCGCCGCCCGCGCGGCGGACATGGTTCGCGCCCTGGCTGCTTCGCCCGCTCCGCTTTTCGTGTGCTTTCCGGGTTGCTCCTGCCCGGCATCGTTGCTGCCTTCGCGCTCTTGGCGTGGTGGTGGTTCGGGCAGTTGGTCGGAGTGTGCGCTGTCTTTCGGGCTGGGCGTCCCGGTTCTGGTGCTCCTGCCCGCCGGTGTGCAGCCGCCCGTTTCTTGGGGCTGCTGGTCGGTGGTGGGTGGTGGGTGGTTTTTCCTGCCGGTTGCCCCTTCCCTGTTTTCATAGTCACCAGCCCGCCGCAAGCGGGCTTTTTTATTTCCGGTTTTTCGGCGAGTTATCCACATTTCCCACCTGGCCGCATCGCATTTTCAGGCGAGTTATCCACCGTTTTTGGCGTTCGGAAGTGGAAAAATATTTTATACATTTTCAATGAATCGTATTGCATTTTCAATGAAAATGATGATATTTGTAGTACAATTAGTTCACTACACAATCAGCACGCAATGAAAAGTCAATTTTGCTACCACATTCCGCACGTCGCTACGCTTTGCGTTTCCTCCCTCGATCCACTTCCTACTTTCCACACCGAAGCAGCACGGCCTACCTACGTAAACGGCTCTGTAATATCCGTGATAGAAACCGCCCCACTTTCAACCGGCCACCGCGTCTATCTGATTCTTACCAGGTGGATAGGCGCTATTACGGAAACAAAAATGCAGCAGTGGGCTGAGGAGTACGCCGCCCAGGTCGAGCGCGAAGCACACGAGTTGAGCCGCCTGGATGAAATGAATCACATGGGTTACGCCGAAAATCACGCGGTATGAAATCAGCCATTCAGTACGTCCGCACCCGGTACACGCCCGCCCAGGTTTCAGATCAGGAGATCATTCGAGCCTACCGCCGCGAGTTGCGGGTTTTCCGGGCATCCGCCTACACCCGCCAAAATGTACTTTCCTATCTGGTTTTCAACAATTTGATTCAGGCATGATGCCGGCCCCAAAAAACCACCTTTTACACCTTCCTTTTTCACCTTCCAACACGCAAGCCATGATTTTAGAGAAATACCGCCAAGCCGCAAGAAACGCCCACAACTGGACATCATTTAGCCCCGAGAAACGCGGGGATTCAATGATAAAAGACTATTCCGAGCAACTGGAAAGCGACCTGCAAGAGGTTAAAAATCTTGGTGGTGATCCTGCCGACTACCAAACCCGATACGAGCGGTTTTTTTCCGCATGGATCGGCGCAAAATCGCGCTGCTTTTCGTCGATGATAACCGGCCCGGCAAAATTCCCTACCCGCAAGGCACAGAAAGCGAATAATTCCGAGCATAACAGGTACACCGAGTTTCAGCAGTTCCGGGAAAAGTACATTGCCCGCCTGAAAAGAAACCAGCGCCGAGAAGCCAAAGCCGCCGCGGATCCCATCGCTGAAATGCGCGAGGATATTAAAGGTCGTGAACGGTTGCAAATAGTGATGGTAGAGGCAAATAAGGTTATCAGAGACAAGAAGTTAACCGACGAAAAGAAAGTACAACTATTGGCCGAATTAGGCATAAAGGACGGCGGAAAGTTGCTAACCCCCGATTGGTGCGGGCGCATCGGTTTTGCTCAATACCAACTCACAAATAACAGCGCCAACATTCGCCGGATGCGCGACCGCCTGGCCGAACTCGAAAAGAAGGCAACGAACGGAACCTTTACCGAGGAATACCCCGGAGGTATCCAAGTTGTTCACAACACCGAAGCGGACAGGTTGCAAATCTTCTTTCCCGGCAAGCCGGATGCAGAGACAATACAAAAACTAAAGCGAAACGCTTGGAAGTGGTCACCCTCAAACGGGTGTTGGCAGCGACAACTTACCACGAACGCGAAGTGGAACGTAAACGAGGTTTTACCGAAGTAGCCACCACCCCAACCCCAAAAAACCTTTCCATCCATCCTTTCACTATCAAAACACCCGCAGCCATGCAAAAACGCTTCATTTCCACCACTACGGTACTGGATCCGTACGGCCTCGTTCGTGTTTCGGGCGAAGTCGCCCGGGACCGTGATTATGATCCCATCACCGAGGGTTGTACCGGCAGCCCATTCGATGTGTCCAGCCTGAAAGTAATTGAAAGCCCCTTACACAACCGCAATGATGTTACTGCCGAACTGGACATTTTTCAGATAGAAAAGTGCTACGAAGTCCTGATCGAAAAATACATAGACGAAGAACAAGCCTACAAAGACACCCTGATTGATGAAATGATAGAGCGCGGGCGCGAATACGCCCGGAATGCTTACGCCTGATTTTTTCACCTTCTCAATATTATCACTATGATATTCAATTTCGAGATAACAATTAAAGAAACAAAAGGCGCAGTCAATACTGGATCGAAGCGCTTTGTGATGAATACGATCGGAGGTTGGATGCCGACACGGTTCCGGAACCCTAACCAGACAACTTATTAAATCCCCCACCCCAAAAAACCATCCTTTTCAACACTCACTTTTCACACCTAAATTTTCACGCAATGAACGACAACGCAACAGCCGCAACCACCGAAAACCAGAACCTGCCAGCAGTGCAAGGCGACAACCTGCCAGCAACGGCACCGGCACAGATCGAAACGATTGAGTTTTCGCAGCAGAGCATGGATGAACTTTTTGCCGCTATCGCATACGCGGAGAAACAGAAAACCGCCGAAATGGAAGCCGTCCGCGTTGACGCTACCTACCTGGAAATAGAGAAGGGCAAGTCTGTTGACTTGATGATAGCCGGATACGCCTGGCGGAAATCCGAGTTTGGGCAGGGCGAGGTTCTATCCGTCAATTTCTACGACACGGAAAACAAGTGCTTTTACTACGGAATGCAAACCGCCCTCGTCGGCAAAATCCGGGAGGCCAAAATGCCGAAAGGTCAGTTAGCGCGGATTACGGCATTGGGCAAAACGAAGGGGAAACAATACCCGTATGATGATTTCAAGATTGAGGCCCTTGTCCCGAAAAAAGAGGAGTCGAAAGCCGACGCCAAAGCCAAATAAGAAATTGCGTGTTTGCCACCGCCCGGCGCAGTGCCGCAATGGACGCGCCGGGCCTTTTTTCACCTTTTCAAAAATTTAATGACATGAGTACGAAACATACACCGGGACCGTGGAGAATAATTGACGACTCCGAGATGAAAAACCGAGGCCCGGCCATTTGCGGCGTTGAAAAAGCATTCACGACGATAAGCATACACGCCCAGCCTACCGGCAAACCTTGCCCAACTGTGGAAATCCTGGACGAAACCGGAGAGGCCAACGCGAGATTGATCGTAGCAGCGCCGGCGCTGCTGGAGGCGCTAAAACGGCTTAAAAGACAGGTGACCGAATTGTTAATACCCGCACTGAACCTGATTCCGGCAGGCAAGGGATCAGGGGTAGATTTTCCGACAATGCTCGAATGGGAAAAGACTGTTGAAATGGTTGATGCCGCCATCGCCAGCGCCGAAGGAAACCAGCCGGAACAACAGCCAACCTACGGCGACGGCCCGATGATTCAGGAGCGACCACGACCGGATGAACCAGACAGCCCCAAAACGCGGAAAAAGTTACCCCGACAACTGTACAATGACGACGGATGCTATTAACTGCCATCCCACCCAACCTCAAAAAACCACCTTTCTATCACTTTCAAAACTCGCAACCATGACAAAATCTATCGACATACCGGCAGACATGATGTTTGACGGAACCATCCCGGCCAGCGCCGCCGACATCGTGCTGACCGATCTCGAAGTGGCCCAAAATGAAATACCCGAATGGAAGCGGATTCGATTAGGTAAAATCACCGCTTCGCGTTTCGGCCATGTATCGAAACTGAAAACAGGGAATTGGGGAGATACGGCACTTTCGTACCTCTATGACATAGTTTTCGAACACCTTACAGGCCAACCGTCCGAGAACTTCACAGGAAACCGGGCGACAGACTGGGGAAGCCTTTACGAAGCAGACGCGCTGAAAGCATACACCAAGCGCACAGGAAAGAAGGTGCAGCCCGGGCGATTTTGGCAACATCCGGCTTTGAACTGGTGCGGAGGCACACCGGATGGAATTGTTGGAGAACGCGGATTGATTGAGGCAAAATGTCCGCTATCCCCCAAAAACCACCTTCGCACGGTAATAAACCGGGTAGTCCCCGACGAGTATTTACCCCAGGTTTTCGGGCATCTTTGGTTGTCCGGCCGCGACTGGTGCGACTTCGTTTCGTACGATCCGCGCATTGAAAGCAGCCACCGGCTTGCAATCGTCCGGGTAAACCGGATTGAACACAAAATCAGCATTGCAAACCTGGCTGATCGCGTCACCGAATTCCACGAACTCTTACTTGAAAAACTGGCTAAACTGAAAGTGAAGCCGGGGAAAATGATTCAATTCTAACTCCAAGCCCGCCGAATCCCGACCGCACAGGTCGGGTTTTCGGTAGGCGGCAGTTCGCCGAAACAACTCAACTCTAACCCGCCCCGCAAGGGGCATAACTTTTGGAAACGATGGATACGCCAAAAATAAAATTAGACGCTGGCTTTTTCTTTGGGCAAAAGGCACATTTCAATAAGTGGCTGAAAGAATTGACAGACAGTGAACAGGACTTGGTGATTGATATGATGATTGAATTTCAGCAGGAAGAAATTGAGCAATTACAAGCCCAAAACGCCCGGCTACTGGCGCTCCTGAAACAGTTGCTTGAAAACTGTGAATTGGGGCACTGGTCGAAGCAAGTCCGCGCCGCCATCGCCGAAGCGGAAACATCCAGCGCCCACCCATCCCAACCCGCCCAGGTAATCGCCAATCTCACCCGGAAGTTGGGGGATGCGATTAAAGCGCTGCGGGACATTGCGGAAACGCTAATGGAAATTACCGGCGGTTCCGGCCCGGTACAAGGTTCGGTATCTGATGCTCGGGAAATAGCAAAAGAAGCCCTGAAACCATACCAGCCCGACAGCCCCGACCCTACCGACCTCGCCCGCGACTACAACGATGCCTTGCGGGATGCAGACCAGCCGACGCCGTATGATCCGTGATCGTCACATACCAGGACGCCCCAACCCCAAAAAACCGCTTTTCATCAAAACCACACCAGCCATGACAACACAATCCGATATCGAAAAGAGAATGCGCGAAATTGAAGAATACCTATCGCGCAGCCCGGAGGACAAACAGGCCCGGGTAGAAAAACTCAGAGAAGCCAGAGAGCGCCGGATGAGAGAGCAGCGAGAGCGCAAAGCCGAACAAGAGGAGGCAGAGCGATTGCAAAAAGGACTACTATTTACCCTTCCACCTGAAAAAAAGAAAATATGAAACTCTTTACCACGCTTCGCAGTAAACCGCTCCAAATAATCAACTACACGGAATTAATTTTCGCAGCTGTTGCGCACATCATTACCATTCCATACATCGGCGTTTTGACCGGCCTGATATGCGGGTGCGCGGTGCATTACACCATCCAGATCCAAGCAGACAGCAAGAAGCCGGCCACCCGGAAACGGGCATTCTACGGAACCCTGTTTTTCAAGACCGGCCAACTGTGGATTCACCAAACCTCTTTCCTTTTCATGTTCCAGGTATCGGGCAAAACCCTGCCGTTCGGCTGGTCCCTCGATGTGTGGGCTTGGATTACTACCGTGTTCATTTTCGCCGTCGATGTGTGGGCCCTTTCCGTCACATCGCAGGAAGCCGCCGAAGCAGCAGAAGCAGCAGAAATCGAAGCCAGTTTTGCCAGAGCGAAAGAACGCGAGGAGAGAGAAGCCGCCGAACGTGCCGAACGGCAGGAGCGCGACCGCCTTGAACGCCTCGAACTCGCCCGCATCCACGCCGAAGCCAAAACCACCGCCAAACTCGCAGCCGAAGAAACCGCGCGGAAAATCGCGGAAGAGCAGCGGAAAGCGGCGGAACTCGCTGCGGAACTCGAAAGAATCCGGGTGGAAACCGAGTGGAAAAATGCGGAAGCCGAGCGGAACGCTGCGGAAGTCGCGCGGAACGCTGCGGAAGCCCGTAGGAAAGAGGAAGAAGTCGAGCGGAAACGCGTGGAAGCCGAGCGGAAGGCCGAGGAACGGGAGAGAAGGGAACAGGAGGCTAAAATTCGCGCTGAGAGCGAGGCAAGGGAGAAAGAAGCCACTGCTAAGGCAGAAGCAGAGAAAGAGGCGCTACGCGAAAAGTGGCGCTTGCAGAAGGCCAGAAAACACAACGGACATCAACCAGAAACAGAAACCGCTCAAATTCAAACTGCCGAAGCATGAAAAACCCTGATTTCACCAACGTACTTTTTACTTCCACCCGCCCGCACAGGGCGGATTTTCGGGGGGCGACAGTTAGCCGAATTGGACGCATTTTTGCAGCGGCATTTTCAAACTCACTCGCAAAAGAATTTGTTGCAATTGTTCGAAGTACACGTTAATTTTGTGTCACACTCCGGCATTGAAGCGTGGCCGGAAGAGCGTGGCCGGTTTCGAAGACAAGAAGATGTATCGGAACCGGCTTTTCAAACACAAAGAAGATTGTTTTCATTTGGTTTTTTGGGGTTTAGCCCTGAACGTCTACTGATGTTTGGGGCTTTTTTGTGCCCATTACCGTTATCAGGCTTTGCGGCAAAAGTTCGGTAACGTGCCGAACGGATAGAACGGATTGTTTTCCACTACCAGAAGAGAGGCAAACTACAGGGTCGTCGGGCGCTCCGACAAGCAGTTCGGGCGGTCCTCGTTCCGCCGCTTGTGCAGGGGGCCCCTCCCCCCTTCCGCGCGTCGGCACTCCGGTCCGTCCGCTCCTGCTTGCGGGCGGCCTCCTCTCCCTGTGAGCCCTACGGGTGCCTCCTGGTAGTGGCCGGTGCTGTTGCTTGCCTTTTTCCCAGGGGGTGCTTTTCTCATGTCTTTCGCTCTTCCTTTTGCCGCTCGTTTTCGCTTTGCGGTTGCTGTTCGCCGTTCGCGCCGCTTCGTGCCTTGTTCTTGCTGCTCTGTGCCGGGCCGTGCTTCTTTGGGCTTTTGCTTGTCTTGTGGTTTTGTTCAGCCGGTGCTTTTGGTGCAGTAGTGGTTCGGGGCTTCGGCCCCCTTTTTTGTGTCGCTTCCAGGCCGGACACAAAAAAACCCCGACGCGCCTGAAACGCCGGGGTCGATGACCATATAAAAAGGATGACTTCAGTCTTCGTCGTAGTAGGTCCATGGGTCCCAGAGGAATGACAGGCCACCACAAACACAAATATCTTCGTAGTCGGTTTCTGCATTGTTCACTATATCGCATCCGTTTTCCTCGCACTCCACCATTTCCGTTATCGGCCGGATGTCTCCACCGATGTCCTGCATCAGAATTACAGACGCAACCGTAAGGGCTTTTAATCTGGCTTCGCTGAGTCCGCTGTAATCAGTTTCGAGTTCCTTGTATACCGGATGGTCTGTCGAGAGCGACGAAATGTAGTAGTAGGTGTTGCTGTTGTACGTCAAACTCGAAGGCGTCAATTCGCTCACATCCGCCGTGATCAACGCGCCGTACAGCAGCGATTCGAGGTCGCTTTCGTCAAAACCGCTATCGGTGGTCGGGTAAATGTAGTTGTCATCGCCAATCGGGAGCGCCTTGATACCGCAACCGGACAGATCGGAAAGGATACTCGAACTTGCTTCAATCTGGAAAAAACGGACCGGCCAACGTGGCGTAAGTGTCCGGCTTTCTGCCTGATCGATCGAAATATCAGTGGGCAGCGTTGGCACATCCTTACACGAGTCCAGGCCAAACGACGCAAATACCAGCAGCACAAGTGTGGTCTTTGCCGACCGACTTTTCCACCACACATAGACCACGGCAATGAAGGACACCAGGGAGGTGCCGAGCATGATCCAGTTTTTTGCCGAAATGGCTTGGGTCGCCTGGTCGGCGTACGCAATCGTATCCGACGCGAGTTGCGGATCCGGACTGAACCCGAAGTACGAAAGGAGCCCGAAAAGGATTGTGGAAAGCAGTGTTACAATGAGAGGTTTTGAATTTTGTTGCATATCAAAAAAAGTTTGAGTTTTAAAAAATAGGCCCCGGCGCTTTCGCCGGGACCAGGCAAACAAAAGTATCACCAGGTTATTTTTTACGTACCGGTGCAGAGGCTAACACATTCACGCGCTCCCGGAGCCGGGCCACTTCAATCGCCATGGCCAGCCGCTGCGATGTACAAGAATCCATTTCGATTTCCAGTGCCGCTATTGAGGCTTGGCACTCCGACCGCTCCCGCACATTCCACCAACCCAACGCTACCAAGCCGGCCAAGGTCAGCACTACTGAAAACGACTGCTTGCGCAGCCCTTCAAAAAATACGGTTGTTGCTTGACTCATGATAGTTTCCATGTTTGCGGCAGTTTTTAACCCTAAACAGGCCAAAAACGTGCCGTTTCGGTTACGAACGAAGATAATAAGTGCCAAGTACCGTGCAATCCAACTCTCTTTCTGTTGTACCTACGGTTTTCGCTATGTTCACCCGCCAACCGCAATCTGTACCGGCAGTCGGCAGATTCGCAGTCGCCCGACCAACATAACTGCCGTTAATAAAAAACCGCGCTTCGGTCCCGCCCTTGTCGTAATACACCTGAAGGTTGTATTCCGTATTTGTCGCCACCGTTACACCACTATCAACCGTCGTTTCCGTCCCGCCGTTGTCACGGCTGAATAATTCCCAATTACCAGAGTTGATATTATCCGAATAGCGGATGCCAATAGAGTTATTGATGTTCGTGGTATTCGTACTGGCCGATGCTGTCAGGCTGATTACTGCAATGTATCGTTGCGTACCAGTCGAAAGCGTAGGTACAAACACCGTAGCCCATCCAACCAAATGACCACCCGCAAATTCTGCCGTTTCCGTGGCGTTCTTGATCAGGTACAGACTACTTGCGCCGGTCGAACTCGATAAAGTTGTAAGTGCCCAACTTGGAGGCAAACCACCAGTGCCGACGCCGTTGATACCGTTCGATCCACCAGACTGCGCCAGGCCAAGAAACGGGTGATCTGATTGGTTCGTCGAACCTGCCGGAATATTGTAGTAAACACCATCGCCACTCAGTGACAACCGGGACGGATCAAACGTGTTGCTGATGACGTACCAACGCGAATCAGTACCATCATATTCAGCCTCAATACTACCCAACGGCGCCAAAATATGATCCCCAACACCTGCCACCCGATTCGCAGCAGTACCGTCCGGGTGCTGGCTTGGTATGTAGCCGTACTCCGTGCCAACATTTCTCAAAACCTTCCTTTCGCCGTCCGTAGCAGCATCAAACGAGGTGATTGCATTGATATCGCTGTCAAATGAAACCCGAACCGTCGTCGCATCGTCCCAACCGGTGGGCTGATAATCGTCCTGATCGGCCGTAACCTGGCTGGGACTGATGACCGAAGGTGACGAACCGCCCGATGGAGTAGCCCAAGTACCGTCACCACGCCAAAACGTACTTGCCGAAGCCGATGTGCCAGAATTGAGGTTGGAAACGGGTAGGTTGCCGGTGACATCGGTCGAAGCCAGATCAACCGCGCCGGTCGCCAACTCCGAGGAGCCGACCGCCCCGGCTGCAATTTCGGCGGCATCGACACCATTTGTTGCAATTTCACTCGTGCCAACTTCACCAGCCGCAATATGCGTCGCCGTCACCCCATCCGTAGCAATCGAAAACGAAACATCCGTTTCGTCGTTGCCAGCGTCATCGGCGCCGGCAGCATTGATCGAAGTCGTAGAAACGAAATTCAAACCCGTCCGAGCCGTCAACGAACTGCCGTCGTCTTTGATCGTATGGCCGCTTGCGCCACTACCCGCCGCCGCCCAACTCAAACCGCCTGAACCGTCCGTAGTAAGTTGGTAACCACTGGTGCCATAATCCGCCGGCCAAGTCAAAGTGCGATTCGCAGTAAGCGTACCCGTGGCAGGAGGTTGAAAGTCGATGTAGTTGGTATTATCCGAATCGTAGAAGCGTAGCGCATTGCCGGAACGAAGAGCAGTTTGGCCGGATGAAAGAATGCGCAACTGTTCAGCAGTGACGGTTGAGCCGGAAGGCGTAGTCAAAAACTGAATATAACCAGGCGAAGACGTATTCGTAAATGTGCCATCTGCAAAAACCTGAATAGATGCAGACTCCCGTTGTGTAGAGTTTGTGCCGCGACCATAGTAGTAAATCGAACCAAGCCGATCGCCACTCGTAGTTGCGGCAGCGTCGTTATTGTAGTAGTGAAAAATTGGCCCGCCGGTAGCACTGGAAGATGAGCCATCCCGCATAGAGCAAAACGGTGAGAGGCCCTGGAGTGAAAAAGAAGGCACATCAAGAGTGCTGGTAAGGTTCATAGAGACCGGGTCATCAATAGATGCGATGAATATGTCATTCGGTAGCGAAATTGCTATGCCTCCAATCGAATGAGTCACACTTACATGTGTAGGCTCACTTGTAATGCTCTTCCATTCCCCAGCAGTCGCGCCAGAATTCATGCCCCAAATCTGATTCGCTGTACCTGCTGCAATCGGAGATGTCGAAGGATTGGCCAAGGCCGCCCAGGTAGACCCACTGACATGGTAGTACAGTTTCTTATTCGTGTAGTCCCACGCGATTTTTCCGCCGTACGTCGACGGTGTCCATGCAGGAGCGCCAGACTTGTGCGGAATACTTGCTGAATAGTTCGGCGACCAGCCCAACGGAAAAAGCCAGTCGAGGGCTTTACTCCTCAACTGGCCGAAAACAGGGACCAACGCGATAGAAAACAGTAGGGTAATAAGTGTTTTTTTCATGTGATTGTCATGTGATTATCTCGCACTATAATTATTCTATGCGAGAAGTGATCGAATAAGCGTCAGCCCGATCGTGAACCAATGATGCCCGGTAATAATCGCCAACCGCCAAACCAGCAGCGGCAGCAGCAGCGTCGGAATCGTAAGTCTCCAAATCGCCCAGGGCAATATTTGTATCCGAGAAGTGCGGACTCCGACCTTCAATGAAAACCAGTTGACCGCACAGATCCTCGTCGTGGATGATGGAAAATTGATGAAAGTAGTAGTTGAGGCCAGCGTAGACGAAGTACCATTCTGTCCAATCGCCGGTTTTCAGGTCGGTCGGTGTCTGGATAACGAAGCCTGCACTTTCAGCAGTCCAGTACGTCAAGGGCAGGTAAGTATAGACTTTGCCCCATACCTCAACCGTCGTGTCCGAAGCCGGACTGACAACTACCTTGTGTAGTTCCAACCGTTCGTCCAGGTCCCGGAAGTGGATTTTGCCGACTACTGCCATTTTTTTGGATTTTGCTTGATTCTTACTCGATTATTTGTGCACCTGGTAGGGTTTCAACAGGTCGGCAACGGAGTCAAAATCATTGTCGAATGAACCTTTCCGACCGTAGTACCAGGAGCCGACCAATCGCCTGATCGCCGTCAGAATCGGCCCCGGGACAGAAGTTCCGGCAGCGCCGTAACCAGCGACATAAATCACCTTGATTGCATTGGTGTATTCCTCGATTGACGGCCAGTCAACAGACTTCCTTTTGCAGATTCGTGCCGGGCCCAGGCCGTTCGCTCCTGAAATCAGGTCGACGAAGTAAGCAGCGTTGCCGGTATTGTCCCAAGTTGTGTATGAATCAGGAGTGCCGTTCTCTGCAATGTAGGAGATGGATGTAACGGATTGTACCGGCGCAAGATGGAGTTTGATGATCCGGCTGTTGATCGGCTTCATTTTGTCTACTCCCGGAAATTCATCGAAGTATTCCGTAACCGTCTGAGTGATGAGTGCGCGGGCAGTGTGACGTTCCACGAAAATCCGGGCGTCCTTGATGTATTCCGTTATCAGGTCGTCATCTTCGGTAACCGCCGATTCGATTTTCAGATAGTTTTTCATATCTGCCAGCAGTACCGGTTCCGCCGCTGGTTGACTCGAAATTGTCCAAACTGCCATGATCTTGAAATTTGAAAAGCGGCCACCGGCGAGGGTAGAGCCGATGACCGCATGAAAAGCCGTGTTATGTTATTTTTTGGTAGCGTCGGCAAGCGCCTTTTTCAAGGCAGCGAGTTCCGCCATAAGGTCAGCGTTGGACGGGCCTTGTGCCGCTTTTGCTTCTGCTGCCTTCTGCTCCTCTTTTTCAATTACCGCTTTTGCGGCCTTGATTTCGTCCTCTTCGGCAGGTATGCAGCCGCCCTGCTTCATCAACTCCTTTGCCTTGTCGGCTTCGAGTTCTACAACATCACCAACGAAATGGGCATAACCGAAGTTAGTGCCGGACACCGTGAATTTTATCCAAGTTTTAGTCATGATATCGAAAAATGGTTTTTTGGGGCATTGGGTGAGGAAATATAGATTCAGGTCAGTAGCGCCAATTACGACAACAGCGCGTCCAGCATTGCGGAGAAAGACTGTGCATGACGGACGCCTACATCGAAAAACGCATTCGCGGTGATCCGGACGGAACCGGTCGTAGCAAGGCTGTACGGGTCGAATACGATTTCGACACCGCCCCAATAGCACATCATTAACTCTTGGAAATTTCCAAAAATTAAGGCGTGACAAATGCCCGAAGCCGAACCCTTGGTAAGCGTCGAAGGGACGAGGGTAGAGGTTGCAACCGGGTAGCCGTTCACCAAACCGCCGCCATTGTTTGGTCCCTCGAGAATGAAGCCGTTGCCGGCCACATCCCTTTTCACGTTTTTCAACACGTTGGCAACACCCGGCGTGATCAAGTAGCCGAGTTTTCCGCGCAATGCATTATCTACAGCAACCTCGTACTCGAGTGCGGTGATGTGCGACCATGCGGGAACCAAACCGTTGGTGCCACCAGCCACCGAGCCGATGCCGCTGGTTGCGGTGATACCGGTAGGCTGGTTGGATGAGCCGGTGCCTTGAATTGCGTACTGCTCCTGCAGTTGCATGAGTACCGTGCGCAAGTCGCCGCGGGTGATGTTCTCAACGTCCGTCGAAGATTGGCGAAGCAGTTGCAGCGAACTTTCCACGTAAGCGCCCTGGCGCTTCGGAGTCAGTGATAATTTTGCAAGCGTCGGAGTGGATTCGGTGATCGATCCCTGTTCCGCTACGGCGTAGCCGGTCGAACGTGCAGCCCAACGGGGAAGATCGAGGTTGCCGACGAGTCCGGTAATGCGACGAGCGCCGAGCCGTGCCAGTGGAGTGTCCGGATCGAGGAAAGGAATCAGATCGCCCAGGTCGGTAGCCACCATGTGACCACCGGCAGTTGTCGTGCCCACGGTCATATCCCGGCGCTCCAATTCTTCGAGCAGCATCCGGACTTCCATTTCAGGGTTTGCCGTGCGCTTTTTGTAAGCGCACATCGACGGGACAACGAAACCGCCCGGGGTAAATTCAGTGATTTCGGCGTTGCGGGCTTCCAATACACCCTCCTCCATCATCTCATGCTCAATGCCGTCCCGTTTTTCCGTGTTGCCACGGGCATCGGTAATACCGGCCTGAATCCGGATTGCACGGTGCAGGGAGAATTTTTTCGGCAAATCGGCGTCTTTCGTGCGGGTCGGGATGACGTTCGCGGTGATGGGGTTGCCGCCGTTCGCGCTACGCGCTTCGGTTTCCAATTTATCGGTCAGCCGGTCAACCAGCGTTTGCGCATTGTCGAAGTTGCGCTTTTCGGTGTCGAGTAGCGGACCGTCCGTGTCCTCCTTCCAGTCCGGAGTGCCGAGTTTGGCGGCCACGCCGTCGTAATTCGTTTTTGCCAAAGCCCGGGCTTCACGTGCGGATTTCAGGGCTTCGGCAGTGGGTGTTTGTGCCATGATAGTAGATTTTGTGTTTAAGAATATGAGTTAAAGCCCCGGATTACATCAATGTCGCCCGGATTTGTAGTTTTCTTTTCTCCAATAGTTCCGCAGCGTTCCGCTGCTGTTCCGTGGAGTTTCCAGGGAGTTCCGCAGGAGTTCCGGGGAGTTCCACAATGATTCCGCGAGGTTCCAACGGACTTCCGCTGCCTTCCACAAAAGTTCCAGCGGATTCCGCAGGAGTTCCAATTTTGTCCGCAGGCGTTCCACCGGCTTCCAATACAGTTCTCATCGCATCCAGGTAAGGGCCGTACAGTTTACCGGCATTGCGATCGTACATAAGCGGTTTTTTCTTCACCGTGCCATCCATGGCCCACGCATAAAAGCAGTCCATCGGCACGTAGCAAATCGCACCCAGGCCGGTCCAGCCATCCGGATAATGGGAGAGGTAGAGTTTTGCCGCATCGTCCAGCGTAGCCGGGCCAATCACACATTTGTGTTCATCGAAAGTGCCGTCAGCGTTGATCTGGTCCACCACGAAAGCGAAGCGGGCCATTTCCGCCGCATCGGTGAGAAATACGTCCAGGTTGTCGCCGTCGATCGCTTTGGATCCAAGGATGTAACCGTAGTGGGCGAGCATTTCGCGCTCCCAGGCTTCGCCGTTCTTGCTGACACCTGAGCGCATAGAACCGATCGGGTTTTCAATGCTGATATCCATTCCGGCGATACGCACCTTGCCTTTCTTGAAATTGCCGGCCTCTTTTTGGGCGGGTGTTGGGTTGGTGTTGGTATCGTATGCGGCGGACATGTCGCGCTGCTCTTCGGTATCGATTCCAGCAATTTCGACCTCTTCAATTTCGCTATCATCGGCCTCGTCGAGGCTACGGATAAATGTAGTAGTGTCCTTGTAGGCGGGTGTGATCACCGTACCAAACTCGACGATGCGGGGAAACCTGTGGATTGTGCGGACAATCAAATCGCCCTCCCTCGTAAGCGTGTAGCAGTCTTGCGGAAGTGGCGGGAATTGGAAAGAAGCGCCTTTTGCGTCACCGCGAACGATAGAGCGGTAAGCAACCATGTGGTTCGGGTCCTGCGGATCATGCTTGTATTTCATCCATGCCCCAACCGCGTCTACTCCATGTTTCAGAGTTGGTTCAGCAGCAATGAAAATACCGTGATCGAAGTGGCTACGGGCATCCGAAAAGTCGGTGTTGGCAAAAGACCCCGGTTTGATGATTTCAACAAACCTCTTTTGAGTCTTTTTTGTCGTCATT